ACTGGGCGTCAGTTTAGGATGCGCGTTGAGGGCGCAAGATACACAGATTGGCGTGTGGGTAATAACAGGCTTGATGCGATTGCTGGGGGTCGTAGATGACGCAACAGCAACGCGCACCAGAGCCGAAGGGCAATGATTGGCAAGCATGGGGTCGCCGCCTCATGCTTTTCTTAGGCCAAACGCGCTCTGCCTTAGTTCAGCAGACAGGCGATGAAACTGCTGCCGAAGATGGCATTATGATGTGGGATCGTGAAAACAAATATCCTGTTGTCAGCAAAGATGGCGCATGGGTTCAGATCGTGCTTGAGGATGGTCAATACGCTGGTGCAATCACGACAGACCAGACTGCTGCGGCAATAAACACAGCGTACGCTTTAACGTACACTTCTAGCATTGCTGAGGGCGTTACAAACGGAACGCCAAGCTCTCGATTGGTTTTTGCTGAAGCTGGTCAGTACATGGTGAGCTTTTCTGCGCAGATTGCGTCTACGTCTAGCAGCACAGTAAACTTTTGGTTCTGGCCTCGCATTAACGGTACAGACGTTGCAGGATCGACTATGAAAAACGCCTTGCATCAAAACAATTCAGTCTTGGTTGTTTCGCGGTCTGTTATATTTGATGTTAGCGCTGGTGATTATTTAGAGGCTATGTGGGCAGTAGACAGCACCAGTGGTTTTCTGGATGCTACAACCGCAACGGCATTTGCGCCTGCTGCGCCTGCGTCTACTATTGCGATAACGAGGTTGCACGGATGAATGCGCATACTCAGATAGATGAACTTACAAGATGTCGCCCTTGGATAGAGGCGGCGCTAGAATATTCTGGCGACACGCATAGCTTTGATGACGTAGCTGAAGCGCTTGCATCAGGCAAGATGCAGTTGTGGCCTGCGCCCAAGGGGTGCATAGTTACAGAAATTGTGGTATATCCTAGAAAAAAGGTGCTAAATGTGTTTCTAGGTGCTGGAGAATTAGATCAGCTTATGGATATGCATAAAGATGTGATAGCATGGTCTAAAGCGCAAGGATGTGTAGCAGTGACAATAACAGGTCGCCACGGATGGAAAAAACCTTTGACCAAGCATGGCTGGAAGCCCCTGCATGCGTCATACGTTAAGGAGATATAGTAATGGCAGGCGGTAAAGGCGGCTCAACAACGACAAGCGTTCAAGTCCCTGAGTACATTGAAGAGGCGGCAAAGCGAAATCTGGCGCGTGCTGACGTTATCAGTCGCATTGGTTATGTGCCTTACTTTGGTCCAGACGTTGCAGCATTCACGCCAACACAAGAAGCAGCATTCCAAAACGTAGCAGGGCAAGCTGGTGCGTTTGGATTGGCAACACCTGCGGGCGGGGCTATGGCGGGTGCTCCAGCGCCACAGCAATTCGCGGGTGGCATTCAGGGTTATTCCTCTGCACCACTGTATGAGCAAGCACTTGGTGAGCTTACAGCAAGACGCCCAGCGCAGGTTGATCTTATGGAGAGCCTGTTTATTGATCCAGTAACGGGTCAGGTGGGTGCCAATGTTGCAGCGCCAATTGATTACACTACTGCGTTTCCAGTAACACCCACCACTACAACAGTTGACACGGGTGGCGGAACAACTGCAGGGGTAGTAGGCGGCACTGGCACTGGCGGTGGCACTGGTTCTGCGCTTTCAACTACTGAATACAACGCAAATGTCGATGTCATCCGCGATGCGATTGGCGATCCAACATACAACCCTGCAACTGATGTTTTGACAACTGCAGAGCGCGCAGCAGTAGAGCAAAACCCAGCGGCTCAGATTGCGCAAGACACAATCTACATGAACCAGCTTGCCACTGGCGCGACAGGTCTGGCAGATGTGCCTGATATGTTGATGGGCAATGAGCCTAGCTTTACTAACCCAAGTAGCACAGACAGCTACGGTGGTTCTCTTGTTACTGGCGGTTTGAGTGGCGACTTTACACCAATGATTGGTCTTACTGGTGAAATCCTAGATACTGCTATAGCAAATGTTGCGCCTGAGTATGCTATGGAGCAACAAACGCAGCAGTTTGCAGAGGCTGCTGGCTCCACTCAAAAAGACGATGGCTCATATGACATTAGCTCTTGGTTTACGGATACGTCATCAGCGGGAACTGGCACTGGCCCAACAGACACAGCATTGGCTGAAAAAGTGGCTGGCTTCCAAACTTACGAACCGACTATTGGAATGCCTACGCCTGCGCCAGCTAGTGCAAATGAGCAGGTTGCACCAGTATCTGGGCCAGACGCAATTGCTTACGGCGGCAACCTAGCTGAAGAAACAGGTCTTATTACATCTGACCTGAGCGATGAAGAGTTTTTTGCTGCACTAGAAAGTGACCCAACTCTTGATCCTTACATTAACTATGGCAGCGATAATGATAACGACAGCTTCACGCCTGTCGCAACGACTAGCTCAGGCGCAACTGTTATTCCGACGGGCACCACAATTGCTACTGGTACAGTTCTGAATAAAGCAGATGACCCAGTGGTAGAGGTAGATGGCAAGCTTTACAATCAAAGCAATGCACCTGCACCTGCGCCAGCACCAAGCAGCAATGACAACGACAATGACAGTGGCAGCACAAGTAGCAGTAGCTGTGTAGTCGCAACGCACGCAGTCAGCGCAGGCGCGTTCACACCAACCATGAAACGCGAAGCAGTCGTGTGGTGTATGCATAACTTGCATGACAAGTGGTGGGGCGAAGCGATCCGCAGGGGGTATCGTCACTTGGGGCGCAAGAAGATTGAGCAAGGCAAAGCGCACGAACATTACGCAGAGTTCCGCGACTACATTGCCTTTGCAAATGGTAAGAGGCGCACAATCAAGGGCGCTATTAACTTCACACTCCGCACCGCTCAATTTTTTGCAGTCGGTTTAATTAAGAAGGAAGCGTAACATGGGCGCAGCAGCACCAGCACCAACAGTAGCGGCGCAGACAGGAACGCTGCAAACACCGCAGCCAACGGCGCAACAGCCAGCGGCATATCAACCTGTAGCAATGGCACCACAGGCAGGGTTTAACGTAAACCAAGCAGCGGCAGGAGCCTTGCAGGGCGCAATCGGCGGCACGCAACAAGCAATGCAAGCACCGCTCCAAGTCGGCGCTTACATGAACCCTTATCAGCAAGAGGTGATTGATCGCACGCAGCAAGACATTGAGCGTCAACGTCAGATGGCTATGAATACGCTAGGGGCGCAGGCCACAAGAGCGCGTGCGTTTGGTGGGTCACGCCAAGGCGTGGCAGAGGGCGTTATGGCTGGCGAATACGGACGCATGGCAGGCGACATTGCAGCGCAGCAGCGTCAGGCAGGCTATACCCAAGCAATGGACGCAGCAATGCGGGATCGTGCAGCACGCGCAGCAGCGGCATCACAGCTTGGCGGTCTGGGTCAGCAGGCGTTCCAAACAGGTCAGGCCATTACTGCAGCGCAAGAGCGTCAAGGCTTGATGCAGCAGGCTTTGCAGCAGACATTGATCGACGCAGCGCGTCAGCAGTACGCAGGTTACACAGGTGCGCCACAAGCATCACTTGCCGCGCCACTGGCAGCGCTTGGTGTTGTACCTAATCAATCCACAACAACACAATCAGTGCAGCGCGGTCTGTTTGACTATTTAACATTGCCATTCATGGCGATGGGCGCACGTTAGGAGAAAACTATGGCTGAGCAAGACATGCAAAGAATTGGTATGACAGATGATGACCTTGCGATGCAGGAAAGTCGTGCCAAGCGCTCTGACCAAGCTGCGGTGTTTGCAAGCTGGTTAAACAGTATGCGCATGAAGCCTGACGCAAATTTACCTACCCAGCTACAGGCAGCGCAGGAGCGCCGCGCATCTAACATCCGCAAAAACCGCACAGTCAACATGCTAGAAAGCGCAGGTCAGACTGAGCTTGCTAAACAGGTTAAGTCTGGTGCGATTACAGGCAAAACGGCAGTTGGGCAGATGTTCCAACTTGCTGCGGAAGAGCGTGCAGCGGGTCGTGCTGCTGCTGCATCTGCAAGGTCATTTGAGCAACAGAAAGAGTTGATAAAACTACGTCAGGCGGCAACAAGTGAGCAGCTATCCTCTGAGGAAAAATTAGTTAATCTATATCGCAACGCATATCCTGATCTATCAAATGCACAAATCTTAGAAATGGCGATGGGTGGTGAGGACAAGGCACCAGCAGCGTTCCAAGCCTTAAAAATGCAGGCACTTGCAGCAGGTTTAGAAGAGGGCAGTGAGGGATATAAGAACTTTATGCTAACACGCGGTGCAGGGCCAGAGGCAGCAGCAAAACTTGAAGCCAAGCAGGTTGTGCAGGCACCAGCAACAGTGCAAAAAGCCCAAGGCGCATTGGATGCTATTACAAGCATACTTGAAAACGACAACCTTGCAGGCATCACTGGTAAGTACGAGGGTCAGCTTGGAACCACATGTGTTGGCTCAGCTTACTTTAGCCAATCTGAAATTGACCTAATTAAAGACCTTGAAAACCTTGAGGCTAAAGTATTCTTAGAGGCGTTTGAAACACTAAAAGGTGGCGGTCAGATTACAGAGCGCGAGGGTATTCAGGCTCAGCGTGCGATGGAAAACTTGTCACGTCAGCAGTCACCACAGAAGCTGCAGTCCAACTTGCGTGATTTGTATGAAATTATCTTGAAGGGTCAAGAAAGAGCCAGAAATAAAATACAGGTGCCAGAAGGTGATCGCTACACTGGTTCACTTGGTACGAATGTTTCTACTGACGCAACTGCTGCGCAGCAAGGTGGTGCAGCGCAGACCGATGCATCAGGTAGAAAGTTTCGCTTAGTTGATCGCGGAAATGGTGTGATGCAGAAGGTTTATGATTAATGGCAGAGTTTGAGTTTACATTTCAAGGTGAAGATTACATTGTAAATGCCGCCAGTGACGATGAAGCTCTGCGTAAGCTGCAGTCTGTGATAGGCGGTCAGGCTGCGGAAAGTATGTTGCCTAGTCCTGTAGATTTTGGCCCAGCCCCAGCGCCGCGTGAAAACGTATTTGGTGACACTGCATCAGAGGCAATGGAAGCGCCATTAGAGGCAATGAAATATTATGCTGGTCGAGTGACAGCGCCAGACAGGAGCGTACTGCAGCGTGCTGGCGATGTTGGAATGACTGGACTTACAGCGCTGGGAACAGGTTTATCTGGTGCAACGGGTATAGCTGCTGAAACGATAGCGCCTGTGGGTAATGTTATACGTGGCGCTTTAGATATGCCAACCTTAGACCCAAAAACGTCTGAGGAGAGATTAGCACGTGACCTAATGATGGGCTTAGAGGTCGCTGTCCCTGAGCTTGCTGGACCAACAAGCGCAGGCGTGCGCATGGCGCGTCAGGTGACTGCGGGTAAGGCAATACCAAAAGCGCGTGAATTTGGTGAAATAACACCGCGCATGGAAGCAGCAAGAGCAGCAGAAGAATTAGGAGTTTTGCCAACTGCAGGCATGCAAGGTCCAGTTGGCTCAATGTTATCTGGTGGGTTAGAGGCGTCACCAATTTCTGGCCCAACAATACAGCGCAGCACAGAGCGCGTCATTAGTGAGATGAAAGATGCCGCTGACAGCATTGCGTCAAAAGCTGGCGTTAAGACAACCACTGAGGCCGCAGGCGAAGCGCTGCAAGTTGGCTCTGGCAAATTTGTAAACACATTTGAGGACAAAGCTGAGCTTCTTTTTAATAGGGTTGATAACTTAATCGGTAAGGATAGCATGGTTGTTGCCCCCAATACTGCAGAGGCATTAAAGGAAATCGCTGAATACGCTGCAAGTCACCCAGAGATCGCAAAAGCGCAGAATTTAGGAAAATTTGTGAGGCTTTACGATCAATTTAGGGGCAGTGGAAGCGGCTTAGCTAACGTTGACACAGCGATACCTTACGGAGTTCTAAAAGATTTACGCTCAACATTTGGCAAGTCGATAGGGAAGATAAGCGGGCCTCTTGCTGACATGGATCAAGGCCGTGTCAAAATGATCTACGGCAAATTATCAGATGATATGAGACTTGCTGCAGAAAGTTCTGGCCCAGATGCATTGAAAGCGTTTCAGCAGGCTAATGGTTTTTACTCACGTGGTCGTGAAATCATTGACGGAACGATTGCTAGATTTACAAACGCTAATACACCGCAACAAGCGTACAATAATCTGCAAAATATGCTAATTCAAGGAAACGTTCGCCAAAGCACAGCAGCTATACTAAACATCAAAAAAGCTCTTCCAAAAGATGACTTTAACACATTTAGATCAACCTTGATCAGCAATTTGGGTAAGGCTACTGCTGGTGCGCAAGATGCTGCGGGTGAGGTGTTTTCACCTAACACGTTTTTGACCAACTACAACAAAATGAATAAGAGCAGCCGCAAGGTTGTATTTGGTGAGTTGGACGCGGAGCTTGCAAAACTTGCTAAAGTTGCAGAACAGGCTAAAGATGCATCCGCAAATGTAAACAGGTCGCGCACAGGTGTAGCAGTTTCAACTGCTGGACTTGTCGGACTAGCTGCTACAGGTGGTATAAAGGCTGCAGTTATAGCAGCAGCGCTCAATTACGGCACAGCAGTTGGCATGACTAGCAAGCCGTTTCTAAAGGCTCTTAATGCTGCAGCGAAAAAAGACATGGGGCCGTTGCAGCGCTTAGCTGGTGGTGATGGCTTGATTGCGGCAGAGGCTAAGACAATCTTACGCGCACTTGCAGCGCAGCAAGCGACACAGGAGCAATAACATGCAGCCAAAAGCAAAAGACACACGCGAGATTGAAGGTATCCTGCAGGACGCAATTGCGCAGGCTGTAGACTTTGTTGAGAGCGAGATCACAGATGACCGCATCAAGGCTCAACGCTACTTTGATGGTGAGGTAGACATTGGCTATGAGGACGGTCGCAGCAAGGTAGTCGCGACAAAGGTACGTGATACCGTGCGCTCTGTAAAACCAAGCCTGATGCGTGTGTTTATGTCCACTTCTAAACCTGTTGAGTTTGTGCCACGCGGGCCAGAAGATGTCGCGATGGCAGAGCAGGCAACGGAATACATGCACTACGTGTTTAACCAGAACGATGGTTATCGTGTGCTGAATGACGCATTCCACGATGCCTTAGTTAAGAAAACAGGCATTGTGAAAGCCTACTGGGAAACCAAGTATCGCGCAGAGATATTCACGTACAGCGATCTGACTGACGAAGAATACACAATGATCGTGTCAGGCGATGAGGTGACTGTATTAGAGCATACTGTGACATCCTCTATAACTGTAGACGAGATGGGTACAGAGGTGGACATGCCAACGCATGACCTAAAGATCAGCAGACAAATGCCTGAAGGGCAAATGCGCTTTGAAAGCGTACCGCCTGAAGAGTTCTTCATTAACTCACAAGCGCGCAATATAGACGAAGCCTATGTTGTGGCGCACCGCACAGAGATGCGCGTGGGTGAACTTGTAGAGATGGGGTATGATTTTGAGGAAGTCTATGACCTAGATAGCTTGTATGGCGCATCAGACATCTCAGAGGCAGAAACCATAGAGCGTCAAGGTTACTCTCAAGACGATTATGAGGATCAGTCTGCAGACCCTGCAATGCGCAACGTGGCAATCACAGAAGCCTACATGAAGCTAGATGTGGATGGCACAGGCGTACCAGTTCTGCATCGCTTTATCTGCGGTGGCTCAGATTACAAACTGCTAGACTTTGAGCCAATTGACCACATTCCATTTGCTGTGTTTGAGGTTGACCCAGAGCCACACACATTCTACGGGCGTTCACTTGCAGAGATTGTCATGGACGATCAGGACGCAAGCACAGCTATCCTGCGCGGCGTATTAGACAACGTAGCCATGACCAACAATCCACGCATTGGTATCGTTGATGGCGCAGTCAATATTGACGATGTGCTAAACAATGAAATTGGCGCAATCGTGCGTATGCGCCAAGCAGGCTCAGTACAAGAGCTAACTGTGCCATTTACTGCGGGTCAAACGCTTGGCGCGCTGACGTACATGGATCAGCTAGTTGAGAATAAAACAGGCGTATCCCGTGCAAGCATGGGGCTAGACCCAGACGCAATGCAGTCCACAACCAAGGCAGCAGTCCAAGCGACAATCCAAGCGCAAGCTGGTCAGGTTGAGGTCATGGTGCGCAATCTTGCAGAGGGCATGAAGCGCCTGTTTAAGATTATGCTGCAGCTACACGTAAAGCACACAGACGAAGAGCAGATGATGCGCATGCATGGGCGTTTTGTCCCTGTTGATCCTCGCGTGTGGAATGCTGAGATGGACGTATCCATCAACGTAGGCTTAGGCACAGGCCGCGAAGAAGAGAAGATGATGGCGCTGCAACAAGCGTTTAGCATTCAGCAGCAGATATACACACAGTATGGCCCATTTAACGGCATGGTGAGCTTGACGAACATACGCAATACGTTGTCTGATATGTTAGCTGCTGCTGGCGTAAGAAACTCTGACCGTTATTTTGCTCCAATAACACCAGAGGTCGAGCAGCAGCTACTAGCACTGCAGCAGCAAGCACAAGCTCAGCAGGCGCAAGGCACTGATCCAAACCAAGCATTCCTAGCTGCAGAGCAAATGAAAGCTCAGGCTAAGATGCAATCCGACATGATGAAAATGCAGTTAGACGCACAGAAAGCGGCTGCAGAGGATGATCGTGAGCGCGATAAGATGGCGCAAGACTTACTGGTTGATGCGGCAAAAGTATACGGTCAGTATGGCACTGCAGTAGACGTAGCGCGCGTTAAGGCAGAGCAAGATAAAATGAGAACAATCGCAGGTATCGCACAGCAATGATGAGCATTCGCATACAGGCAGACGAAGCTAAGCGTTTAAAGAATGACACTGCTTTTCAGCAGTTTGTCCAAGATGTTCGTGATGTGCAGTTAAGCATATTCGCAAACAGCACTGCATCCGAAGTGGAGCAGCGCGAAGAGGCGCACGCAATCATGCGCGCGTTAAACCAGATCGAAATGCAGCTTGAAGCAGCCATTGCTGCAGAGCGCATGTTAGATCGCAAATAAGGAGTAGCACCGTGGAAAACGCGACTACACTAGATGAGGCGGTAGGAAGCCTACTGTCACCAGATGTTGGCGGTGAGCCAACGCAAGAAGATAATTTGCGTGAAGCAGCAGATGATATGATTGAGCCAACTCAGGACGCTGAGAGCGAAGTTATAGAGGAAGCTGAAGAGGACGCAGATGTCATCGAAGCATCTGACGATGATGGTGAAGCCGAATACGAAGATGATGCAACTGAATATACTGACGAAGTGGAAGCCGTTGAGGATGACAGCGATGCTTTGTTTGACGTTACTATTGACGGCAAACAAGAGCGCTGGACCCTTTCCCAACTAAAGCAGTCTGCAGCGGGTCAGGGCTATATTCAGCAAAAAATGCGTGAAAACGCTGAGCAAGCTAAGCAGCTTGAGCAGATCAAAGCGCAATTAGCTCAGCAGCAACAGCAAGTTCTGCAGGTAGCACAGCAAGTACAGCAAGGCGGGTTACAAGCACCTACCCCACCATCTAAAGACCTTTTTGAAAATGACCCGATTGGGTACATGGAAGAAAAGATGAAATACGATGAGGCGGTGCAGGAATACAACGCTAAAGTTGGACAGATCAGACAGTTGCAGCAACAGCAGCAACAGCAAACCCAAGCGCAAAGACAATCATATCTGCAGGAACAGGCTAGGCTGCTTGCAGAGGCCATTCCCGATATTGTCCATCCTGAGAAGGGCGACACAATCAAGAAGGGCTTGATGGACACTGGCGTAGCCTATGGATTTAGCGAAGAAGAAATGGCGAATGTTGCCGATCATCGCTATGTTCGTGCTTTGAATGATGCGCGCAAGTGGCGTGAGCTACAAGCAAACAAAGTCAAAGCTAAGGAAAAGGGTAGCAATGTCAGACCTGTCGTAAAAGCTGGTGCTAAACGCAGATCAGATGGCGCTGCAACTCGCAGAAAGCAGGAAGCAAGAGCCATGAAATCTGGGAATATCGCAGACATGGCAGATTTGCTTATCAACCCAAAACTTTAGTAAAGGAAAGTGAACTATGGCACAGCCAAGCAACACATTCGACAGCTATGATGCAGTCGGCATTCGTGAAGATTTGAGTGATGTAATCACCAATATCTCACCAGAAGAAACACCATTCCACACGAAGTCTGCAAAGTCTCGTGCGCGCAACACATTGCATGAATGGCAAACAGACAGCCTACGCGCGTCTGCAGCAAATGCTCACATTGAAGGTGACGCAACAACTGCGGAAGCTCGCAGCGCCACGACACGTTTAGGAAATTACACGCAAATTTTCAAAAACGCAGTGGTCGTGCCTGACACTGACGAAGGTTTGGACAAAGCAGGTCGCGCACGTGAGATTGCTTACCAAACATTGAAGATCGCCAAAGAGCAAAAGTTGGACATCGAAAAAGCACTTTTCGACAACAACGCACGCGCAGCAGGTAACTCTACAACTGCACGTGAGCTTGCTGGTGCGCCTGCATGGTTGACATCAAACACAGACTTTGGTGCTAACGAAGGTGCAGACGCTACTGGTGACGGTACAGATGCTCGTACAGACGAAACAACAACATTGATCGCGTTCTCACAAGCACGCTTTGATGGTGTTATGCAGTCTATCTGGGAAAACGGTGGCAACCCTGACACTGTATATCTATCAGCATTCCAAATGAATGTTGCTCTAGGTTTCACAGGTAACAACAACCAGCGTTCAGCAGTACAAGCTGGTGACGAGCGTGTGATCAAATCACTCGCCGTATATGTCACACCTTGGGGAACTATTGAGTTCATGCCCTCTCGTGAGAACCGTTCACGTGACGTATTCATCATGCAGGATGATATGTGGGAAGTCGCAACATTGCGTCCAACCAAAAACGTTGCACTTGCAAAAACTGGCGACAACACAACTCGCCAAGTTGTTACAGAGCTTACATTGGTCTGTAAGAACGAAGCTGCAAACGGCGGCGTGTTCGACAACACAACATCATAACGTCATAACGTTATTGAGGGGGCGGCAACGCCCCTTCTCTTTATCAGGAGGCAGTAATGAGAGTTTTAGTTAAGTATCGCAGCATGTCCACAAGCGTAGGCCGCGTGCGTAATGGCGATATTATTGATATTCCAGAAGCAGAATATAACAAGATTTGTACAACAAAGCCTATGGCGTTAGAGGTTCTGCCTGAGCTTCCGCTTGAGGCACCAAAGAAGGCTCCACCTAAGAAGCCTGCAGCAAAGAAAGCACCCGCAAAGCGCAAGCGTGCGCGTAAGGCAGACGGTACGCTAAAGGGCGATGATCCATCCACACCAGACATTAACGAGGCTTGGGAAGATGGCAAACACCTCAACTAAAATTAAAGAAACCATCAAGTTTGAAGATGATAAGCTCATCATCAAAAAGACGCATGACGCATCTGTAGCGTTGAAAGACGCGCAGCAGGCTCGTGAGCTATCCCCTAACGCATTCGCATCAGACTACAAGCATGTCGGCAATGTGGACATGGCTATGCTAAATAACTGGCTAAAAGAGGCTGGAGTAGCATGGACAGATACACAAGCAGTAAAAGATGTGATAAAAAGGAAGTTAATGAGTAACGAATTTTCTGGACTGCGGGTTTGGGAAGGTAAGTGGTAAGATGGAAGTGAACTTTGAGATGATTGATGCGATCATGCAGTGGGTTGTCCTGCCTGTAGCGGGTGTTGTTATTTACAT